GCTGCCCAAGGCTGTGATCGACGGATTGACCCACCGGGTGGGCCGCTACCCGACCAAGAGGGACGGCGGCGCGACATGGCACGGCATCCTGATGGACACCAACCCCATGGACGATGACCACTGGTGGCACAACATGGCCGAGAAGGAAAAGATGACCGGGCCGTATGCCTGGAAATTCTGGAAGCAGCCGGGCGGCGTGGTGACGGTCGACCCCGAGGAGCTGCCGGACAACCCCGAGGCCAACGATCACATCTTCTCGGCTGGCAAGTGGTGGAAGATCAACCCCAACGCCGAGAACCTGTCCAACTTGCCGCCTGGCTACTACCCGCAGATGCTGCTGGGCAAAAACTTGGACTGGATTCGCTGCTATGCCGGGGGCGAATACACCTATGTTCAGGAAGGCAGACCCGTCTGGCCCGAATATCAGGACTCGACCATGTCGGGCGACACCGTGGTGGACCCGACCGTGCCCATCCAGGTGGGTCTGGACTTCGGTTTGACCCCTGCGGCGACCATTGGCCAGCGTTTGCCCAACGGCCAGTGGGTGATTCACAAGGAAATCGTTACATTTGACATGGGTCTCGAGCGTTTTGGCCTGCAGCTGCTGGCCGATCTCAATGCGCTGTACCCGAACCACCAGGTTTTGCTGTGGGGCGACCCTGCTGGCCAGGCGCGGGACGCGATTTATGAGGTGACTTCGTTCGAGTTCCTGCGAACCCTGGGCCTGCGTGCGCAGCCGACTGCGTCCAACGACTTCAAGGTGCGCCGCGAGGCGTCAGCTGCCCCGATGCAGCGCCTGATACAGGGTAAACCCGGACTTATCGTCAACCGCGAGTGCAAGCTGCTGCGAAAAGCGCTGGGCGGGGGCTACCACTTCAAGCGGGTGGCGGTCGGCGCTGGCCAAGAGCGCTTTCGGGACGCGCCCAACAAGAACGAACACTCGCACATCGGCGATTCGTTCGGCTACCTGATGCTGGGCGGCGGCGAGTACAACCGGATGACCCGTGGCCACCAGCTGGGCGGCAGGCCACAGGCGCAGACCATGGCCAACACTGACTTCGACATCTTCAGCTGATAGCACTTTGATATTGCCGTGTTGACCCGTGTCCAATCACCAATAGAATCCATTGGCATGAGTGCTGAGTTGATTGAATTGCCGAGCGCGAATCTGCCTGCACCTGTGGCGCGGGCCAAGATCATGGCCATTCAGCGTGCGTGTCAGGGCTTACCTGACGACGAGCGCATGGATGAGTCGCCGCCGCTCAAGCACTGGCTGGCTCCTGGCATTTATGCCCGCGAGATTCACCTGCCAGGCGGCACGGTGGTGGTGGGCAAGATCCACCGGCATCGGCATCTCAACATCATCAGCCAGGGGAGCATCACCTGCTACACCGAGTTCGGACTTGAAACGCATATGGCCCCGGCCAGTTTCATCTCCGAGCCAGGAACCAAGCGGGTGGTGCTGACGCATGAGGACGCGATCTGGACAACGATTCACCCCAACCCAACGAACGAGACCGACATCTCGAAGTTGGAGGAAATGTTCGTGGCGCTCGAGTACGCAGAACTCGGCATGGCAGTGGCAAATTTAAAGGAGTTGGAATAATGGCTTATTTCATTGCAGGGGCAGTTTTGTTGGCTGGCGGTTACTCGGCCAGCGAAGCACGCAAGTCGCGCAAGGACGCCGAGCGTCAGCAAAGGGAGATGCTGACTCAGCAGACCGCCGATGCCGCTGCGATGCGCACACAGGTCGCAACGCAGACCGCTGAGTTTGCCAAGCAGGGCGCGTCCATGGCGCAGCAGGCTCAGACCTCGCGTGAGGCGTTTGAGGCTCAGAAGATGCAGTACAGCGAGAACAAGCTGGCCATGGAAAAGCAGGCCAAGGAAATACAAGCCCAGGCCGAGGATGAGCGCCGCAAGGCTGCTGCGGCTGAGTCTTCTGCGCTCAAGGCCCGCACCCGTGGCGGTCGCCGCTCGCTGCTGTCGGGCGAGCGCATGGACGCCGAGCTTGGCGTGGGCATGAGCCTTGGCTCTGCTGGCACAAGGATGCAGTGATGGCCACCAAGCTGACCCAATTCCAGGCCGCCCGGCTGGGTCGGCGCTCAAGTTCTGACATCAAGAACTTGGTGCGTTCGTACCAAACGCAGTTCGCCGAGGTCAATGACCAGTATGCCAAGGACTTCGGGGCCTACCAGCGCAGCGTGGCCGAGCGCATGGCCCCGTTTGAAGCGGCGATGAACGAGTACGGCAACGTGGCCGAGCCGAAGTACCAAGCCGAGCTGGCGCAGTACAACACCGCGCTCGAGGACTACAACCGCAAGCTGGCCGAGATCGAAGCCGACCCGGTGATCGCCACCACGGCCACCGAGAGATACCGCACCTGGTACGGCAAGAAGAAAACCAGAACTTATGAGGTGTTCGTTCCAAAAGAAATCCCGACCTTTGACGCGAAGATGCCGAACTTGCCCAACGCCCCCATGGCCCCCGAGATCGAGCAGTTCGATGCGTCGAAGAATATGGCCCAGCGCGAAGGCTTGAGCCAAAGCATGCAGCGTGAAGTCGGTGAGCGCAGCGCCGCACGCAAGAACGTGGTGCAGCGTGGGCGTGGCCGATCACTGCTGCAAGGAGCATGAACATGTCAGGACTGCACGAAAACATCCACGCCAAGCGTGAGCGCATCAAAGACGGCAGCGGCGAGAAGATGCGCAAGCCGGGATCGACTGGTGCGCCGACCGACAAGGCGTTCAAGCAGGCGGCGAAGACCCGCACGATGAAACGCCCCATGCTGAAAAATGTGAAGGACGAGTAAATGGATTACGACAAAAAGGCACCGGGCGGCATGCGTCTGACGCCCGAGCAGATCATGAAGCGCCAGCAGCTGGCGCAGACCAAGAAGGACGAGTTCCAGCAGCTCTACCAGGACGCCTACGAGTTCGCCCTGCCCCAGCGCCAGCTCTATGGCGTCTGGGAGGGTGGCAGCATCGGCTCCAAGAAGATGCAGCGGGTCTTCGACTCGACCGCCATCAACTCGACCCAGCGCTTTGCCAACCGCCTGCAGTCGGTGGTGTTCCCGCCCCAGAGCAAGTGGTGTACGTTGGACGCTGGCACCGCGATTCCCTTCGACCGCAAGGGCGCGGCGCAGGCCGTGCTGGATGCCTACCGCGACCAGATGTTCGCGGTGCTGAAGCAGTCCAACTTCGACATCGCCATCGGCGAGTTCCTGCTCGACATGGCCGTGGGCACTGCCTGCATGATGGTGCAGCCCGGCGACGATGTGCAGCCGATCAACTTCGTGCCCGTGCCGCTGTTCCTTGTGAGCTACGAGGAAGGCGCGAACGGCCAGGTGGACAACGTCTACCGCCGCATGCGCATGAAGGGTGAGTCGATTGCCCGCCAGTGGCCTGACGCCGAGATTCCAACCGAGCTGCAGCGCCGCATTGACGACAAGCCGACCGAGGATGTCGAGCTGCTCGAGGCCACCATCTTTGACCAAAAGCGTGGCGACTACTGCTACCACGTCATCGACAAGATCAGCAAGGTCGAGATCGTCTACCGCCGCCGCAAGTCTTCGCCCTGGGTGATCTCGCGTTACATGAAGGTGGCCGGTGAGATCTACGGTCGCGGCCCGCTCATGACCGCCCTGCCCGACATCAAGACGCTGAACAAGACCAAAGAGCTGCTGCTCAAGAACGCGAGCCTGGCGGTCTCTGGCGTATATACAGCCGCAGATGACGGTGTGCTGAACCCCAACACCGTGCGGATCGTGCCGGGGGCCATCATCCCCGTGGCCCGCAACGGTGGCCCACAAGGCCCCGCGCTGCAGGCCCTGCCCCGCTCTGGCGACTTCAACGTCACCCAGCTGGTCATCAACGACCTGGTGCAGAACATCAAGCGCATCTTGCTGGACGAGTCGCTGCCGCCCGACAACATGAGCGCCCGCTCGGCCACCGAGATCGTGGAGCGCATGAAGGAGCTGGCCCAGAACCTGGGTTCGGCCTTCGGTCGCCTGATCAACGAGACCATGATCCCCTTGGTCGCCAAGATCCTCGAGGTGATGGACGAGAAGGGCTTGATCGACATGCCCCTGCGCGTCAACGGTCTCGAGGTGAAAGTGACCCCGGTCGCGCCTCTGGCCATGGCCCAGAACATGGAAGAGGTCAACGCGATCATGCAGTACATGCAGCTCATGGCCTCAGGCGGCTTCGGCACTGACGGCCAGCTGGCCATCAAGACCGATGTGGCTGTGGACTTTATCGGCGACAAGCTGGGCGTGCCCGCCTCTGTGCGCAACACCCAGGCCGAGCGTGCCGTCCTCATGGAAGAGATGCAGGCCCAGCAGGCCACGATGGCCGTGGCGCAGGCCCAAGCCATGCAGGCAGGCGCGATGCCACCTGACGCCATGGCTCAAGGAGCGATGTGATGGCTGGCTGGGACGACTTAGACCAGATGCAGACCCCCGACATCCGCGAGGCCAACCAGCAGCGCGACGACTTGGCGCGGCTGAACCTGCGGGTGTTCGGCACCGAGGACGGCCAGAAGCTGCTGCAGTGGCTGCGCGATGTCTATGTGAATGTGCCCATCGCTGTGCCGGGCACTGACCCGTCCCATGCGTTCTTTGCCGAAGGGCAGCGAACCGTGGTTCGGGAAATCGAGGCACGCATCAACCAAGCAAGGAAGCTATGACAGACACACAAGACCAACCCGGTGGCAACACTGGCCTATTGGACAATGTGAGTGCCGCTGACGACACGACCACCACCAACCCGCAGGCTGCGGAGATCGACCACAAGGCCGGGCCATCAACCACCACCGCCGCGCCCGGCGACATCCCAGGCACGGCCAAGGCCAAACCTGACTACCTGCCAGACAACTTCTGGGACAACGACAAGGGCGAGGCCAACTACGAGGGCCTGGCCAAGAGCTGGTCGGACCTGCGCAAGACCATCTCGCAGGGCAAGCACAAGGCCCCCGAGGGCGGCAAGTACGACACCACCTCGTTCGGTGCGACAGCAGAAGAGCATCCCATCGCCAACACCCTGGTGAGCTGGGCGGCTGAGAACGGCCTGTCCCAGGCTCAGTTCGATGACCTGGCGGGCAAGATCCGCTCGCAGGCCGAGGATGTCATGGCCAGCCAGGCGATTGACCCCGCCGAGGAGATGAAGAAGCTCGGCCCCAACGGCAACGCCGTGGTGGACGGCATGGTGAGCTGGGCGCGTGGCTTGGTTCAAAAAGGCATCTGGGGCGCTGATGACTTTGAAGAGTTCAAGGTCATGGGCGGCACGGCCAACGGCCTGCGTGCGCTGATGAAGGTGCGCGAGTCCTACGAGGGCCGCATTCCAATCGAGACCGCACCCAATGAGAACGCGCCGAGCAAGGACGACCTCTACCAGATGGTGGCCGATCCCCGCTACAAATCTGATGCAGCCTATCGCCAGAAGGTCGAGAAGCTGTTCAGCGCGACGATTCGCTGAGTTTTCTCCAGGGTTGGGAAGCCGACCTTTGCCCCACTTCGGTGGGGCATTTTTTTTGTCAAAACGCCACCCTGTTGCGTTTTGTACAAACTCCCCTACAATCTGGCCAAGGCATATCGGGTAACCGACCCTTACCGCAGCGGATGCTGACGATTGGCTGACGTAAACAGCAAGCTATCGGCCCAGGCTTCTGGCTCACCGCAGCGACAAACCTGTTTTTTCAATCAACCGAATGAGGTAATCAAATGAGCATTTCTTTAAGCAATGCCTTTGTGACGCTCTTCGACGCTGAAGTCAAACAGGCCTACCAAGGCAAAGCAATGCTGGTGGGCGCTGTTCGTGCGCGTCGAGGTGTCGAAGGCTCTACAGTCAAATTCCCCAAAGTGGGCCGTGGCGTTGCCACCCCCCGCATCGCTCAAACCGATGTGACTCCCCTGAACGTGGGCTTCAACAGCGTCACGTTGACTCTGCAAGACTGGAACGCCGCTGAGTACAGCGACATCTTCAGCCAGGCCAAGGTCAACTTTGACGAGCGCCAGGAACTGGTGCAAGTGGTTGCCTCTGCCATGGGTCGCCGTCAAGACCAGCTGATCTTGGACGCGCTCGCCGCATCCGGAACCAGCCTGACCGTTGCCAACAGCATCGGTGGTTCTACGACCAACCTGAACGTGGCCAAGCTGCGTGAAGCCAAGCGCTTGCTCGACAAGAACAACGTGCCATTTGATGGCCGTCACTTGATCGTTCACGCCAACGGCATCTCCTCGCTGCTGTCCGAGACCGCTGTGACCTCTTCCGACTTCAACACCGTCAAGGCGTTGGTGCAGGGCGAGATCAACACGTTCCTGGGCTTCCAGTTCCACGTCCTCGGCGACCGCACCGAAGGTGGCTTGGCCATCGACGGCTCGAACGACCGCACCTGCTTCGCCTTCCACTCTGCAGCCGTTGGCTACGGTGAAGGCATCGGCATGCGCACCGAGATCAACTACATCCCCGAGAAGACCAGCTGGCTGGTCAACGAAGTCTTCAGCGCTGGCGCAACCGCCATCGACGCCGAAGGCATCGTGTCTCTCACCTGCCGCGAGGCCTGATAAGGAGAACCATCATGGCATTTTCTTCCACTGGCTTTTCCACTATCGGCGCATCCAAAGCGGGCAATGCCCCTTCGATGTACACCTACAGCACGGCTGACGCCATCGGTGATGTGAATACCGCAGGGTATTTCAACTCCGTGGCTGCTTTGCTCAAGGTCGGCGATCTGATCTTCTGCTACACCTCGACTGGCGGCACTCCTGCCATGTCCATCGTGTATGTGAACGCCAACAGCGGCACCGTTGTTGACGTGACAGATGGTCTGACTGTGACTGCAACCGACTCCGATTAATCGGCAGTCAACAGGATGGGCCAGCTTCTGGGGATTCTCGGAGGCTGGCCTTTCTCACATTGAGAGGTTCAAATGGCTGCTGGTGATTCTGGTATTTCAATCTGCTCTGACGCGCTCATCATGTTGGGCGCGAAGGCCATCTCATCGTTCAACGATGGCACGGATGAGTCCAGCACCTGCGACCGTCTGTACCCCGACATCCGTGACTCCTTGCTGGTTCAGTACCCCTGGAGCTTCACGATGAAGAAAGTCAAGCTGGCCCGTCTGGTGACGATCCCCGGCTCGGTTTGGCGGTACGAGTACCAGCTGCCCGGCGACCGGCTCACAAGCCCCCGCGCTGTGTACAACCGAGCCACCCCAGGCTCGCCTGTCCAGAAGGACTGGGAGATCCAAGGCGACAAGCTGCTGACCAACCTGGACGAAGTCTTCATCGACTACCAGTACCAGACGCCCGAGTTCGCCATGCCGCAGTACTTCGTGCAGCTGCTCAAATATCACATGTCCTGGCACCTGGCCATGCCCATCACCGAACAGATGGACAAGGCTCAGTACTGGCAGGGCATCGCTGTTGGCGGTGGCAACGAGAACGGTCGCGGCGGTTATTTCCGCACAGCGGCCAACATCGACGGCCAGAACCAGCCGACCCGTGTCATCGAGGACTACAGCCTGATCGCTGTGAGGAACTGATCATGGCGCGGTTCACCAGCATCATGACCAACTTCAGCACGGGCGAACTCGACCCGTTGCTGCGTTCGCGGGTTGACCTCGACCAGTACAACAACGCGCTGGCCAAGGCGACCAACGTCCTGATCCAGCCGCAGGGTGGCCTTCGCCGCCGCCCCGGCACCAAACACATCCTCGAGCTGCCCAACAGCAGCACGCCCAGCGCTGGCAATGGCGTGCGCTTGGTGTCTTTCCAGTTCTCGGTGACCGACAGCTACATGCTGTGCTTCACGCACCAGCGCATGTACGTCATCAAGAACGGCGCTGTGGTGGCCAACATCAACGGCTCCGGCAACAACTACCTGGCCATCTCCAGTGTGACCAGCGACATGGTGGACGACATGTGCTGGACGCAGTCTGCTGACACGCTGATCGTGGTGCATCCAGACTTGCAGCCGCTGCGCATTACGCGCACGACCGACTCGGCTTGGGCGGCCACGGCCATCACGTTTGACTCGATCCCGAAGTACGCCTTCAACCTGCAGACGTTTGCGCCTGTGGCGACCATCACGCCCAGCGCGGTGTCGGGCAACATCACGCTGACCGTGTCTGCCTACACGGGCGACACCGGCAACTTGCAGGCAGCGACCACCACCACGGT